CCTCTATTCTTCCTCTGGGAATAGGTCAAGCTTTAGCACAACAAGCAGGGTTAGGATCTGCTGCCATATACCTAGATCCTAGAAGCATATCAAAAAGCACTTAATAAACGTAAAATTATTATTTTTATAAATAAATTAGTATTAGGAAAAAACAACATGAAAGACAAAAAACAACAAGTAAAACAATCAGTAATGCCTCCTGTAATGGACGCAACCGGTCGTGGAGATTTTGATGCTACTGGTCGAGGAAGTTTCCTTGGTACTATGGACGGATCTGCTCAACTAGCGGCTCTTCCAAAAAACCAAGCCCTTATGCCAGGAGTTGGCGGTGTGGACGATCCTCGTATGGAAGCTCAAACAAAACAAACAGGTAAAACTGTAGAAGTTCCAATGAGCGAACATCTTCAAGGGTTATTCACTGGCGAATCGCTTTCTGAAGAATTTATGAATAAAGCTTCTGTGGTTTTTGAAGCTGCAGTAAATGAGAAAGTTTCTACTATTCGTGAAAACGTACTAAAAGAAAGTGCTTCTTTAATTCAAGAAGAAGTTCAAAAAACAGTAAATGAATTAGCTACTCGTTTAGACGAATATTTAAACTACGTTGTAGAAGAGTGGATGAAAGAAAATAAACTAGCAGTAGAATCTGGTATCAGAACTGAAATTGCTGAAAGTTTCTTACATGGTCTAAAGAGCCTGTTTGAATCTCACTACGTAGAAGTTCCTGAAAACAAGCATGATGTTCTTGAAGATCTTTTCAGTGAAAACACCAAACTAGAAGAATCTTTAAATGAACAAATAAAAGCTAATATCGATCTAAAGAAAGAAATTGTTGCTGGTCAAGCTCGCACTCTTTTCTTAGAAGCAATTTCTGATCTTTCTAGAGTAGACGCCGAACGTCTGGCTTCTCTAGCAGAAAGTATTGATTTTAATAGTGCAGAAGATTTTGCAAACAAATTAGCAATACTTAAAGAAAATTATCTTAAAGCTGCTCCTGTTGCAGCACAAGAACTAGAACCACTCACAGAGCAAAGGGCTCCTACAGTATCAGAAGGCCCAATGTCTGCTTACGTGGATGCCGTTGCTCGTCAAGTTAAACAATTTTAAAATATAAATAACATTAAATCAAGGAGAAACTAAAAATGTCAATGGATTTTTCAAACACTAGTCCCTACGATACTCTCGTAGAAAAATGGAATCCTCTACTAAGTCACGAGGCACTTCCAGAAATTCAAGATTCTTACAAAAAGAAAGTTACTGCTGTTCTACTAGAAAATCAAGAAAAGGCTCTTCGTGAGCAATATCTAACTGAAACCCCAGCTAACATAATGGGTGGCGGACCAAACACCGCTGTTGCCACTACCCAATCCAGTGGTATCGCAGGTTATGATCCCATCCTTATCAGCCTAGTTCGTCGTAGCATGCCTAACCTCATGGCTTACGATCTAGCTGGCGTACAACCAATGAGTGCACCAACCGGTTTAATCTTTGCCATGCGTTCTCGTTATACTCAACAAGGCACTCTAGGAAGTGCTTCTGGTGCAGCAAACGGTGCCGGTGCTGAAGCTCTCTTCCAAGAAGCTTTTGCTAAGTTCGGTGGTTCAGGTGCTACCTCATCTGGTGCAGCAACCGCAGCCAATCAAGGCATCAATCCCATAGGTGTCTCGGGTGGTAACAGTGGTGGTTATGCTCAAGGTGCCAATTTTGGTATTCGTGAAAGCTCGTTTAATATCAACGATTTCCGTGGTATTCTAACAAGCAGAGCTGAAAGATTAGGAGAAAGTGCTTCTTTCCCATTCAATGAAATGGCATTTACCATTGAACGTATTGCTGTAGAAGCCAAAACTCGTGCTCTAAAGGCCGAATACACCACTGAGCTTGCTCAAGATCTTAAGGCTGTTCATGGTCTTGACGCCGAAAGTGAACTTGCTAACATTCTTAGCACTGAAATTCTCAGTGAAATCAACCGCGAGCTAATGTACACTCTATACCGCACTGCAAAGCCTGGTTGCCAACAAGCAGATCTCACCGAGAAGAGTGTTTACGATCTAAACACCGATTCTGACGGTCGTTGGAGTGCAGAGCGTTTCCGTGGTCTCATGTTCCAAATTGAACGCGAAGCCAACGTAATCGCCAAGGAAACTCGTCGCGGTAAGGGCAACTTCGTAGTTTGCTCAAGCGACGTAGCTTCGGCTCTAGCTATGGGCGGATTCCTAAATCTCACCCCTGCCCTACAACCTCAACTAGAGGTCGATGACACCGGCAACACCTTTGCTGGTATCCTCAATGGCAAGTTCAAAGTATACATCGATCCATACGCTGCTTCAGGTGCCAACTTCTGCTTAGTAGGCTATCGTGGAGCCAGCCCATACGATGCTGGTGTATTCTACTGCCCATACGTTCCTCTACAAATGGTAAGAGCTGTAGATCAAAGCACTTTCCAACCCAAGATTGGATTTAAGACTCGTTACGGAATGGTAAGCAATCCATTCGCTGAGAACACTGACATCAATGCTCTCGGTGGAAATCAATACTACCGTATTTTCGCAGTCAACAATCTACACGGTAACACTGGTTTCGGTCTCTGATCTAAACCATAACTAAACCTAACGTTAAGGGCTCCCCCTAAAAAGGGAGCCCTTTTCGTTTACCTAAATAATAATATGCCAACACATAATGCTTTACAAGTAAATTATTTTCAATTTGTATTGGATCGTGTTCCTAATATGGTTTATTATTGTCAAGCAGCAAATTTGCCCGGAATTGCGTTTGGAATGGCAACACAACCTACCATTTTGGGACATCCTGTAAAAGTTCCAACAGGATCATATCGATTTGAAGACTTACAGATAGTTTTCAGAGTAGACGAAAATATTGAAAATTGGTTGGAAATATATGATTGGATGAGATTTGCCGGAAATTATGAAAATGCAAATAACACTGATAGGCATAATGAAAAAACTACTGGTGCTAGACTTTTAGTAACCAATAGTTCATATAAACCAAAATTTGCAATAGATTTTAAAAATATATTTCCAATATATTTAAGCAGTCTTAATTTTAACGTAACAAAACCAAAATCAGAAGAAATATTATGTATTGCTAAATTTGCTTTTACTGGATATACTGTAATAGGAATAACCGGAGCATAATATATTTGAATTTTTATTATTTTGATGTATAATTTAAAGTATGACTTTAGATGAACTTAAAAAAATGGTAAGTGATGATATCAAAATAGATCAAACAGAACTTGATCGTGAATCTGCCAACACTCCTCAATTACATAACAAGTATTTAACATTTTTTATGGATGAGCGACTAAAGCTCCAAAAACTAGAAAGAGAAGCATCAGCTCTTCGTAGAAATAAGTGGTTATATTACACAGGTCGAATGAGCAAAGAAGAGTTAGAGCAGTTTGGTTGGGAGCCATTCGAATTAAATGTACTTAAAACTGAAGCCGATGATCTGATCGAATCCGATTCAGACTGGCTTAAACTTCAAGAAAAGGTATCGTTTCAAAAAGAAAAGGTTAATTATCTTGAAGGTGTTGTCAAGATTATCAACAATCGTCAATGGCAGATTCGTGCCATGATAGATTGGATTAAATTTACTCAAGGAGCGTAATTGGCAGACTTAAAGATCACTCAATCTGATGCAGTAATGCTTAAAATTGATTGTGATCGCTCTTTGGCTAAAGAGCTGAACAGCTACTTTACGTTCACCGTTCCTAATTTTCAATACACACCAGCCTTTAAAAACCGAGTTTGGGACGGTAAAATACGATTATTTAATCTGTATACCCAGACTATATTTGCTGGTTTAGAAAGCCAACTAGTTAAATTTGCAAAAGATCGTGGATACACTTGGGAGGAATCTTTACTTCCATATTCTATCCCAGATCCACAAACAGTCAAGGAATTTATAGACGGTTTAACAATAACCGCAGGAGGCAAAGAGGTGCGTCCTTACGAATACCAGGTGGAAGCCGTTCAACACGCCCTGAATCGATCCAGAGCCCTCCTGGTGTCTCCTACAGGCTCTGGCAAGTCCCTGATGATATACCTGTTGTGTCGCTGGATACTGGACCAAAATCCAACCGGAAAATTGCTAATAATAGTTCCTACCACTAGTTTGGTAGCTCAGATGTTGGCAGATTTTCGAGACTACTCTAAACGAGACTCGTGGCGGGCAGACCGAAATATTCATACCATCATGTCTGGAAAAGACAAGAATACCAGTAAGCGTTTAGTTATTTCCACATGGCAAAGCATATACAACCAGCCACAAGAATACTTTAATGAATTTATTGGAGTGTTTGGAGACGAGTGCCATCTGTTTAAAGCCAAGTCCCTAACCTCTATAATGACTAAAGCAAAAAATACCAAATACCGTATTGGAACAACAGGTACGTTAGATGGTACCCAAACTCATCGTTTAGTTATTGAAGGATTGTTTGGTCCAACATATCACACCACAACAACTAAAAAACTAATAGACCAAGATTTACTGTCCAGTATTAATATTGATTGTCTACAACTTCAGTACACGCCAGAAGATATTCAAACCACCAAAAAGATGATATACGCAGATGAGATTCGTTGGGTTGTGAGCAATACTAGACGTAATCAGTTTATTAAAAATCTTTGCAACAAGTTGTCCGGTAATACTCTGGTTCTTTTTAATTTTGTAGAGTTACAAGGCAAACCACTTTACGAGTTAATTAAATCTACTTCTACCAAGCCTGTGTATTTTATTCACGGAGCAACCGAAGTGGATGAACGTGAACAGATTCGAAAAGTTATGGATAAAGGATCTGATGCTACTCTTATAGCATCTTATGGTACTTGTTCCACAGGCATAAATATAAGAAACATACACAATATTGTTTTTGCTTCGCCATCTAAATCAGTGATACGAATTTTACAATCAATTGGTAGAGGGCTGCGTAAAAGCGAAACAAAATTAAAAATGAAACTGATTGATATTGCAGACGATCTTCGTTATAAGAAACATGTCAACCACGGAATGAATCATTTGCATGAACGTTTAAAAATATATACTAATGAAGGATTTCCGTATAAATTAGTGTCGGTACAATTACCAAAGGAGTCTCATGAAACATTACAAAATACTGAAACTGAAATCGGGTGAAGATTTGGTTGGTTTAGTTAGAGCTAGCAAAGACGGAATGATTAAAATTCATAGACCTATGGTAATGAAATCTATGGTATCTCAAGATCTTTTTGGTTATATGAAAGAGATTTTTATGCTTAAAAATTGGTTAACTCTTTCTGATGATCGTGTAGCCGTAATTTCTAAAGATTCTGTTAACACTATTGTGAATGCTTCCAAAGATGTTTCAGAATTATACGATATGGAAAAGCTAAAACAAGATGCCATTCCTAATCGAAAAGTAAAAACTAATATGCCTCCAATTAATAAAACTGATCAACAACTTGATGACGGTTTTATTGAGTCATTAACCAAACAGCTTGAAGATATGATACATCAAGATGCGAAAAGTGATGAAAAAGATTCGAACTTAAAAGATCTTGATAAACCAAAATTTGATGATAAAATGATATTTATGAATATGGTTTTCTCTCCCAACATACTCATTGAAATGTTAAAGAATGGTATGTTAGACCGTAAAGAGTTTGGCGAGATGGTTAATGAGATCACCAATGAAAATGGCGAGGGGATGAATCCCCAAAAATACACTGGTAATAAGAAAGATAAAAAGAATCTAGGAAACGACTGGACTGATTGGCCAGCCGACCCCAACTCCTCGGATTATAAATAATTCTTTATTTTTCCCAGACAAACTATTATAGCAGGAATTTTATATCATGTCAAGTGGAAAACTTAAAAAAAATAAAAAGATAAAAACAGAAGAAAAAATAGATACTAAAATAGCAAAAGAATTAACTAAAGAACATTATATTGATAATAAACGTTTCCTTGCGGAAATGATTAAATGGAAAAAAGAAATACGAGAAGCGGAAGATAGCGGAGACGAAACTCCACCAGTGTCGGAATATATTGGTCAATGCTTTATGAAGATTGCAGAACGTTTATCTTCTAAAGCTAATTTCATGAATTATCCGTATAAAGAAGAAATGATTGGAGACGGAATTGAAAATTGTTTGATGTATGCTCATAATTTCAATCCACGCAAATCAAAAAATCCATTCTCTTATTTTACTCAAATAATATATTATGCATTTCTCCGTCGAATAGAAAGAGAAAAAAAGCAGGGTTATATAAAATATAAGTTGACAGAAGAGATGGATGATGGTACACTACACAAGTGGTTTAAAGAAAATTACTTTGAAAAGAATAATGAACGCGAAGCTCTTAGTGAATTATTTCAAATATCAGAAAATGATATAAAGAAATACGAACCAAAGAAGAGAAAGAAACGTCGTAAGAAATCATGAAAATTGCAATTATTGGTGATACGCATTTTGGAGCTCGTGGTGATGCTCCAATATTCTTGAATCATTTCTTAAAGTTTTTTGAAGAACAATTTTTTCCGTATCTTAAAGAACACGGAATAACTAAAGTGATTCATCTGGGCGATCTATTTGATCGTCGTAAATTTATCAATTTTAATACTCTACACCATGTCCGAAATCGATTTGTTAATTGGTTTGAAACTAATGGCGTAGAGCTGCATTGTATTCTAGGCAATCATGACGTGTTTTATAAAAACACAAACCGACTAAATTCTCCCAAAGAAATCCTATCTGATTGTCATAGCAGTTTTCATTTGTACGAAGAACCAACAGAAGTGTGTTTTAACGGAGCAACTATCTTGATGCTTCCTTGGATCAACGAAGAAAATCAAGAACAATTCATGCAAACGATCAAAGACACTAAAGCAACCATACTTGCAGGCCATCTAGAACTTAATGGCTATGAAGTAATGGCCGGTGTTAAGTTTTCGGATGGTATGGATGATCAATTTTTAGAAAAATTTGATTTGGTTCTGTCTGGACATTTTCATAAAAAAAGCTCTAAAGGAAATGTTCATTATCTGGGAACACAGTATCAGATGACCAGTGTAGATACCAATGAAATTAAAGGATTTCATATTTTACATACCGAAACACGAGAATTAGAATTTGTGGCTAATCCAAACAAGATGTTCCGAAACATCGAATGGAGAAACAAAGTTGTTATTTCAGATTTTGATCCTAACAAATATAAAGGAACTTACGTTAAAGTAATAGTTTACGAAAAAAAGAGTGAATCGGAATTTGACAAGTTCTTGGATATGTTGTATGCTGCCGAACCAGCAGGAGTTAGTATTATTGAAGATTATAGTGATCGCACAACAGAAGATGCTGAAATCGATATCGGAGAAGACACACTAACTCTTATTAACAAAGAAATCGATACCATGGAAACAGATGGCCGAGAAGAACTAAAAAATATGGTACGAGAAATTTATATGGAGAGTCTTGATTGATCACATTTAAAACTGTTCGTTTTAAAAATTTTGGATCATTTGGAAACACGAATACAGAAATTCATCTAAGCAAAAATGCCACTACTCTCGTATGTGGTTCTAATGGTAATGGAAAGTCTTTTGCTTTTTTGGATTCTATCTGCTTTGCTCTGTTTGGTAAACCGTTTCGGAATATGAATATTCCTCAACTTGTAAACAGTATTAATAAAAAGAACTGTCAGGTTGAGTTAGAATTTCAAGTAGGTAAAACAGAATATAAGATTGTTCGTGGTCTTGCTCCTAAACTATTTAAAATTTATAAAGACGGTCAATTATTAAATGAAGACGCTAAAAGCAAAGATTATCAGAAAGTTTTAGAAGAACAGATTGTAGGAATGAACTACAAAACATTTTCTCAGGTGGTAGTTCTGGGTTCATCTTCTTTTATTCCATTTATGCAGTTAACTCCTGCAGACCGACGAGCTGTTATTGAAACTATTTTGGATATCGGTATATTTTCTCAGATGAACACAACTCTTAAAACCAAAATAGGAGTTGCTCGTGGAAACTTACAAACAGTAGATTCGGAATTGCTGGTATTAAATGAAAAGATATCTGCCACCAAAGAAGTGTTAGAATCGTATCAAAAAAATACAAGTGATCGTGTAGCAGACCGTAAACGCTCTTTAGAAGAAAATACAGAAACTATTAAAACTCTTTCTAAAGAAATTAAACAATTAAACAAAACAATTAAAGATCTGGAACCAGAACTAGAAACCGGCGATCAAATCAATGCGGAACTCAAGAAACAACAGATAGTCCTGTTCAAATTAGAAAACTCTTTAGAAAGCATACAAGAAGATATGAAGTTTTTCCGAGAGAATCATTCTTGTCCAACTTGTAAGCAAGCCATCACCAAAGAACACAAAGAGTCGGTTATCAACGAAAAAAATCAAAAAGCAGAAGAACAACAGCGTTCGTTGGATCGCATAAAAGAAGCTATTAACATGTCAAAGAACAACCTGAATAAGATTACAGGAGTTCAAAATAAAATAAATGACATGTTAATTAAATCTTCTGCCAAAGAACAAACCATGGAATCTCTTATCAAACTAAACGAAAAATTAGATCAAGAGATGGTTATGGTTGTAGAAACAGCAAACACACAATCTAAGATTCAAGAATCTCAAGAAAAATTAACCGATCTTCTTTCCAAACAATCAGATTTGTTAAAGAAAAAACAAAAAATAGTCGATACTCTTCGTGGATATGATAAACTTTTGGTATTATTCAAAGATACAGGAATTAAAGCAAAGATTATTAAATATTATATTCCACTTATAAACAAACATGTAAACAAGTATCTCAATTCCATGGATTTTGATGCGAACTTTCATTTAGATGAGGGGTTTAATGAAGTAATTAAAAGTCGTCACCGTGATCAATTTTCATATGAGTCTTTTAGCGAAGGAGAGAAGATGCGTATAGATCTGGCTCTTCTGTTAACATGGAGAGAAATTGCTAAATTAAAAAATAGCGTAAGCACAAATTTATTGATTCTGGATGAAGTGTTTGATTCTAGTTTAGATAGCGGTGGTGTAGACGAATTTATGAAGCTTTTATCTAGTTTTGGAACTAAAGCCAATATATTTGTTATCAGCCATAAAACAGATCAATTACTAGATAGATTTAATCACGTTGTTCAGTTTGAAAAGAAAAAGAACTTTAGCAGAATAGTATGAAAAAGAAAAAGAAAAAAATATCTCGTAGAATTAGTCGAGGCGATTCTGTTGATTCTTTGGTTATGGGTGGAGAACCTATATGGAAAGATATCGATAAATTAACACCAGAAGAACTAGACAGTAAAATTTTTAAAGCTTTAAATTGGTACAGTTATTCTTGTGATGATAAAACCTATAAACCATGGGTTATTGATTGGATGGGTAAAGAAAAATATTCAAAATCCGATGTTCGTGCAGCAGTAAATAATGACGATATTATGGAATTTAGAAGAATAGGTGGTTACTGCCGTATATCAAACCTTGGTGGTAAATTGCGTCAAGACACCGTAGACATGATTAAAAAGGTTATTGAAAATATTATAACTATTGGAAAAACAATAACACCAAACCAAACAACAGTCAAAGAAAAGGTTAATGTACAAGAACGTATAAAGAAAAAAACTGTAGAATATATTTCAGTTTTAAATACTCGTATTGATGATATTTTTACTTCAATTAGCCGTGATAATAAAGTAAATATAGATCACGAATCTTGGTTGAAAAATCAGGGTATAAAACCTGTACATTGGTCACGTTTGGGACAAGAGCTAAAGTCATACATAAAAGAGTTAAAGATTGCATATTCTGGAAAAGACGAAGATTTAAAAGAAGCATTTTCGTTTTTAGGTAAAAAGAAGATAAGAATTTTGTTAAATACTTTAGAGGAATTTAAACAAATTTTAGATGGGTAATTTTAAAGGAATATACAAACAAAAAGAAAATGGAATATGCGTTCAATATTCTATTGGCGATACTGTCTATAAAGACGGTAAAATGTATGTTGCTAAAAAATCTCCAATTCTTTGTAAATTGCCAGAAGATCTTAATTCTGGGTGGGAGCCCCTGCAAACACAACAAATTGTAGAAAATAAAAAGATAGAAGTGTTAAAATCCGGACCTCCGGGGCCACAAGGAATACCCGGACCTAGAGGAGAAAAGGGACCAAAAGGAGATCAAGGCCCACAAGGTTCCATCGGACCTACAGGACCGCAAGGAGAACAAGGACCGGTTGGGCCACAAGGAGAAAGAGGAGAAAAAGGAGACTTTGGCGGGCCTCCCGGCCCAATAGGAGACCGAGGTCCTAAAGGAGACAAAGGGGATAAAGGAGAAATAGGTCCTATGGGTCCTAGAGGGCCAGTAGGAGAAAGAGGTCCTAAAGGAGATAAAGGCGACAAGGGAGAACGGGGAGAACCAGGTACCCCTGGACCACAAGGCGAACAAGGAATTCCCGGAAACGATGGTTCTGATGGTCCTCGTGGTCCAAAAGGAGAAACAGGACCAGCTGGCCCTAAAGGATCTAAAGGAGACAGGGGAGATAAAGGCGATAAAGGAAATGATGGTCCTCGTGGTCCAAAAGGAGAACCCGGTCAACCACATATAAGTAATGTAATACATCCATTAATATTAGATGATGGTGTATTATCGTTTGATGATAAAAAAATTAAAGATGATCTTACTAAATTAGTTAAAACTAAACTAGACGCTCAAACAGTAGCCCAGAATTTTCAATGGTTGAATACTGGTTCTGTTGGTGGTGGTGCAGTAGGTATTTACGAT